TGTCTGCGAACGTGCGAGGAGTGTCTGTGTGTGCGATGAATTGTGTCATGGTTTTGATTTCTTTCAGTTGATGTGCGCGGGATGCGCGATTGAGGAGGTTGATTATTTAGCCAACCAAGGTGCGTCGGTCGAAGTGAAAAGTTCGTACTCGTGGGTGGTGTCATTTACGTCAACCCAACAATGCCGGTGTGGTAGCATTTTGTTCGCCCGAGCTGCTAGTGCGTCGAGTTTTGTCGGCGATGTGCTTGATGTGCGAGTTTTCATTGTAACTGTCCGTTGTTTTCGTTGTTGATAACCTACACTTAAGGTAAAAAGGTTCTGGGTGCAAGCATTATTTTGCGTTGCACCCAATTCTTTTCTTTACGCTGTGCGCATGGCCGAGTTCGCACCATGCTCAAACACCTCAACCTCGACGACACGGACGCGGTCACCATAACCTGCATCCTTCAACCACTGCTCCGTTACCTGCATCACCATGTCCGCGATTGCCTCACAACCCAGTGCTGGCATTTCGACGACGCGCGCAATACCGCGACGCTGTGCTTCCTGATACCAATCAAGATGCGGATCGTCTTCGGCGACGAGCAACGTGTGATCGAAAGAGTCTTCCAGGATTTGCTTCAACGGTCGCAGGCTTCCAAAATCGACAACCCAGTTGCGAGCGTCAAGCTCGTCGGCTTCAAATGTGAATTTGAAAGACAGGCTGTAACCATGGATCAGGTTGCAATGCGATTCCGCAAGGTGCTGCCGATACGCAACAGGACCAATATCTTGGTATGTTTTCGTGGAACGGTATTTCATTCGAACTACTCCCAATTCGGCCCAATCAGTGAACCGGTTCAATTTGTTTTCGTGCAATTCTCGGTACTCAGCGTTGTGAGGGCGTTCGCGGATTAGCACATGATGACCGGCTTCAATGCCGAGCATCGCGTTCTTGTAGTTGTCTTCGATCCACAACGCTCCAGGCGACCACGCTTGCAGTATCTTAAGCTTAGACTGCCCAAGGTCGAGGCAGTGAATAGAATCGAAGGTGCCCTCACCGAAGCAGTGCTCCAAGTTCTTGCGACGCAGCGCGACGGTTGCCACGTCAGACGAGCATGATGTGATAACGTGCAGGCGGACGTCTTTGTCGTCGCGCATGTTTTCAATTATCTCCTCGGCACCTTTCACAGCTTCAAGTTCGCCAAAATGTGATGACGCGTTGAACTCCTCAACGAGCTCCATGGCGACGGCGTTCGAGGTGCCTAACCATTCGCCCATGTCCCAAGATTTCGGCTCACCGGTAACAGGTCGCTGCAAACGTGTTGTTGCGTATTCTCTAAACCCACCTATCCAATCGAGGAGCACATCGTCGCAATCTAGCAGTATGGTTTCTGTCATCTTATCATCCTTTCAACGTGGTACTGTTTTCTTGTCTTTGCGTCCAGGAATATAAGTCGATCTCGGGCTCTGGACATAGCGGTAAATAAGGAACGGAATTCTTGGTCGTCGTGTTCTGACCAGGATTTGAATGTGCGACCTGACAGTTTTTGCCATATAACGACGTTGTCTGCCTCACCGCCTTTAACGCCATGAATGGTCGAGATCGTTATGCGAGGGGACTTGGTCAGGCTTTCACCATTTGCACGCAACGCTCGAATGTAGTGCACCATACCATTTGGGATGTCCATAGCGTCGAGCCACGAGGCGCTTGCTTCAAATCCGGTCACGCATAGGTCGCTAAGGCTATACTCAAGCAGCGGCTCGAATACAGGAGCTGCTTCGGGTTTTAGCTTGCCTTTGATGTAGTGCCAGCACAGTCGCATCTGCTCACCTGTGAATGACTTTCCTTGGCGAAGGTTTTCGTAGATCAACACTGCTTGCACGCTAGGCACGTCAACGGACGATTGCATACCATTCTTCCCAGGCTGCCAATATGCGAGACCTTGCTCTCGCATGTGCTTCGAGAATGATCGAACAAGTGAGTTTGTGCGCGCAAGGAGATACCAAGATCCTTTGGACATGTCAAGCGTAGCTAACCTATCGACGTATTCGACCGAACCTCCCTCAGCATGAGGCTGCCAATCCTTTGGATAGCGGTCATCGCAATACGCGATAACCTTCTGGCTCGCGTCAAAGATTTCCCGTTTCAGTCGATATGAGATGGGAAGGACTTCGATGTCTGCGTCCATCGTGCGAAAGTATTCGGTGTCTGCTCCTGCCCACGCGTAGATCGCCTGATCATCGTCGCCAGCGAAGTAGACGTCTTTTGAATGGTCTACCAACTTGTGCACCATCTGCCATTGAAGCCAAGAAAGGTCTTGTGCTTCATCAACGATGAGCAAGTCAAAGTCGGGTACTTTAGCTTGATCAATGAATACTTGCAGCATGTCGGTGAAGTCGTAGAGGATGGCGTCCTCCTTGAACTCGCGGTAATCGTCAATCGTCTTCTTGATGTAGTTGGGTGAGATACCGATGGCCATCGTCACGTCTTCGAGAGACCGTCCAGTCAGCCGAGACAAGGCGTCAGCAGACAAAGCCTGCTCGTCGATGGTTTTCGGCTTTGCAATTGATTGCCCGAACTCATCAATCCACTCCGCTGACAATTCAAGCCCCTCGGCCTGTGCGTAGTCGCGCAGCTTCTGGTCGTTCAGTATTTGCGATGGTTGCGCGTCGATGTGCTTGAAAGCGAAGGAATGCAAAGTCCTGAAGTGCGGGAGGTCGTCAATGCTGACCTCGAACTTCTCAACCATGCGGTCCCTCGCCTCTTGCGCCGCCTTTCGGGTGAAGGCGACGAAGGCAATCTTATGTGGCTCAACTCCACGGGAGAACGCCTGCTCAACAATCTCTAGCAGACGCGTTGTTTTGCCACACCCGGGGCCTCCAAGTATCAACGTGGGTTTGAGTCTACCCATCTTTGTCGATCAACTGGTTATTCAGTAGCGCAAGATTTACCTCGTATGGACGCACCTGCCTGCCAGCAATCTCGGTGTTGTTTCGTGCAACGACGCCCAAGTCGCTCGTCAGCCGTTTGGCGACCATTTGCGTCGTGAATTGAATGTGCCCAGCACCACGAAGGTGCTGTACAAATTTGTCCAGCTTGAACACTGCCGACAGTTCGTCTTCCGACCAAAGAACTCGACCGGTGAAGAAGGCGGAATCGTTTTTGCCTTTCTCAGATTTCATGTCGTGGACAAAATCATACAGGCAGTTCCTGAGTATCGCCAGTGAGTCAGAGTCGGGTGGCGGGTCGATAGTGTCAGCTTCTGCAAGCAACCCGTCAATCATCTCCTTGTATTTTGCATCCTGCAACGTGCGCCACATGCGGTCAGTTTGGTTAAGGATCTGCTGCGCAAACATGGCTTGGGAACCAAGTGTCTGCGCGTCAGGAATGTGGACACGTTTCTCGCCGACGGTCAAGTAGTACTGACGTTCTTCAGAAGTGACGATGGTGAAACCGCTGATTGCGAAAATCGAGTCGGAAGCCATCGTGCCCACACCGAACTTTCGTTTGTAGCAAAGGCGTCTATCACAGTACGACTTGAGCGGCTCCGTTGTGCATTTGTAGCCCCATTTTCCTTTACGGCCCTGCTTCTTCAGCGTGGGAAGTTCGCTTTTTATTCCGGAGTTGCTAGTAGCCTTCATCCAGTCGCTGTGTGTGGTCACCAGTAGGTCGTCAAATTCCACACCTTGCGCCCCTTCAAGAGCTGCATCGTGGTCATTTGGTGAAAGTCTGCGGTGCAGATACATCGCCACATTGAAGAACGTGTTGTTGCGGTTGTTGTCGAGGTTCTGAGGCTGCAATGCCATCTTCTGTTTCTCGAGCCACGCCTCTGCGCGCTTTTCTGCTGCCTCACTCGGATACTTGGCGTCTCGTATTTTCGCGCGGTGGTCACGTTCCAGCTTTTCAACCTTGCGTGGGTCACCAATAATCAAGCGCTGTAGACATGGCGGCCCGTCGTAAAACAGGTCTGCTTCGACCACGTCACCGCCACCTCGTTGTGATACAGGAAGTTTGGTATTGTCGATTAGGAAGTCGTTAGTGACGACCACCGCAGCTGCCTCAGCGATGTCTAAGAACTGTTCTAGGTTGGGTTCGATATACTCGACCACTGATCCTGATTTGCTTGGAACCACTGCTTTCCGCGTGTCACCAAAATATGGTAGGTTGATCCAGTTGCCCACGTCTTCGTCGCTGTGACGTTCTGTCTGCTTCGGGAACACTTCACACCCGCCAACACCTAGGTGCGACGCTTGCGCGTTCAAATAGTCAGTAGCTAGTTTTGCAGAAACGCCTTCTTTAGAGAACAGCCAAACATGAATACCATTTGACTTTGATCGTGTGACGAGGAGCGGTGTCTCCATCAACGACAACGCAATGTCCTCGTGCGTGAGGTTTCGCTTTTCTTTTTCTTCTTGCTTGTAGACGTCGATGTCTATCGCGGCAAAATTTACGAAGCCGTCTTGCTGCGCAGCACCTTGCAGCGGTATCACACCAATGCCGACCTTGCCCGCATTGTGATCGGCGTAGTCCTTGTCTGTTATTTTCTTGTCTACGGTGCGAGCTTTGCCTGCCACTTTTTCCTCAGCAGCTGTCTCGCCCGTTATGTCGTAGCGGCCATACCGAGAATCGTGTCCTCGGAATATACGCGCAAATCTCGTTCCGTTACTCACGCCGTTCTCCTCAACCGGTGATGGGAATAGGGCGGGCGCGTTTAAACGCCCGCCTTGAGTCAGTCACCTAGAATGGAAATTCGTCGTTATCCTTCTTACCACCGGCGTCGCCCGTTGAAGGATTGGTTTCGCCTTGAGACTTCGAATGGTCAGCCTTGTGCTCACCCGTTTCGATGCCTGCAACGAATTCTTTCGCCTCGCGGAACATGGCCATCTTGTTATCTTCCAGCACGTCGGTCGCACGTTCGAATTTCCAGATATACCAGGAGCCTTGATCATTCGATCGGTACTGCGTCGTCACGTCGTAGATACCGAAGAAACGTGGCGCCTTGCGACCGTCTGGCAGAACCTGTTTCGAGACCATGTTGTTGAGGTCTTTCGAAGGTTTGATCTGAGTCGAGGACATAGTCAAAACAACCGGCTCGTGTGTGCCGTCACCATTGATCAAGAACATGAAGTGCGTGTGGGTATCATTAAGCTGGTTGCCTGGTGTGCCCAAAGGCGAGTTGGCTTGAATGATGTCTTGCCCAGTCTCTTTCGACCGTTGCGTGATGATTGACAGACCATCCTCAACCGAGTATTCCTCGACGATGCCGCCGCCTTGAGAGCGTGGGATCCATTCGATAAATGACCGCTTGTAGGAGATCGGCAGAACCCGAGGACCTTTGACCACGTTGTTGTCGTCGTCGCGCGTTTTCATAAGCGTTTGAGTGACGGTGTTCAACAGGTCGGAAGGTTCCGCGCCTTTGATAAACTCGGCCTCGCCCTTCGTGCACTGCGGCGACAAAGACTGCAGGATCTGCAGGAACGGAATCGACATGTCATCTTTGCCGAGCGTCTCCTTGTGTTCTTCACCAGCTTGTGCCAGCTCATCCATGAACTCCGCGGGCAAGCCAGCTTCTTTTTTAGTGGCGACGTCTTTCGTCGTCGTTTTTGGATTAGCCATTTAAGGTCTCCTCATTATGGCGTCGGTTATTTCACCATTGATTTGGTGAACGAGAACGCGCCAAAGAATGCAAGGTCGTCGTTCTTGCCGTCCTTGATGCGAGCATTCAGCGCCTTCTTGACCGTGCCGGTAGGGATGTCCTCCGTCATGATCGCCTCGACGCCCAATTCTTTAGCGTGGTCAACGATGACCGCGCCTGTGTTGTTGTCGCCTTTTCCAAGGTCGATGGTAACAGTGTTGGCCACGTTGCCGCTGTAGCCCCATTCCTTCATCTTCTTGATGATAGCGGCTTTCCGCGCTTTTGGGACTGACACTTTCATGTCTTCGGCATACGCGACAGTCATGCCATTCTCAAGCGTGAATGAAGGAATGCCAGCGGCTTTGAGCGCGGCTGGAAGCTGTCCCAACTGGATCTTGTCTAGTTCGCCTTTGGCAGTTTTCAAAGCTGCCTCGTGCTTTGCTACTACTCCTTCTAGCTCAAGCTGCTTATGTGCCAAGGCGGACACGTCTTTCAGGTCCGTAGATGCTACTTTTTGGCCTTCTTCGGCCAGTTCGTCGAGATCACTCATTTTCTTCTCCATTGTCAAATAGAAGGTCTACTTCAATTGGAGCATACGACCGGGCCATGCGGTCCCACATCAGATAGTTGAAAACACCATCTGTATAGTCTGCAAGAACGCTTGCCGCAATGATCATGCCAAAAGGATCGCCACCAGCCCAGACAATGTAGTCACCTTGTTCTGCATCCTGCAACACCTCGTGGGCGCGTTCAATTGCAGCATCTCGATTGCGCACGGGTGGGGGTGCGTCTGCTGTGAAGATGTAGACCAGTTCACCAAAGTGTCCGGCAGGCGACGTGTCCCACGATGCGCGCCCAGCAGGCACACGGGACTCGTCTGGTTCGTTTACGATAAAGACTTTAGGCATTTTTGTTTCTCCGTTGTAGGATTATGTTTACGTGGTTAAATGGATTCGGTCAACCACGATCTAAGGATGTCTCCTGAGATTTTGCCGGCCACGTCGCGCTTTTCTTTCAATGCGCGCAATTGTGGTCGATCAATCGTCCCAAGTGCTTCAAGGTCGGTGATGGTGCATGAGTTTGACTCCTGTCCGATGCGATGGAAACGGTCCTCAGATTGCAAGCGCAAACCTAGGTTGAAAGAATTATTGTAGTAGAACATCTGATCGGCCTCAACAAGATCAATTCCGACGCCGCCTGACTGTGGGTTGCCAACGAACCAGCGAGTTGGGTCCTCCTTAAACAGCAGGAGGTTCTTAGCCTTCTGATCAGGTGACACACCACCGTGGTACTCGATCACGGACGCGTCACCATATGCCGTGCGCAACGTATTCGCTATCTCACGCAATGAGTAACGCGCATAGGACCAGATGATGCCTTTGTCTCGCACCTTCTCAATTTCCTGCATCAACGCATCTATGCGTGGGTTCTTGTCGTCGAGCGCGATGCCAGGAACGTCCTCGGACGTTGGGTCTGCGTCGTCGGGCACAACGTATCCTTGCGCGATCTGAGACAAGCGAACCATCTTCACCATAGCCATGCTCGCGGTCATCGTTTGACCGCCTTTAATGTCGACTAGGAATTGCTTGGACATTTGCATGTAGGCGCGGTGCATGTTCTCGGTCATCTGGAACGAGCGCATCCGATACACTTTTGGAGGCAAGTCGAGACAGTCTTCTTTCAGCAGTCGCGACCTGAATGGGTCGAGCATTTTACAGAGCTTTTCTTCGTTCTTGAAACCAGTCACAGTCATGATCGGCTTGGTGACGCGCACTGACTTCTTAGTGTTGTGGTTGTATTCCCACGCCTCGAACGTCTTGTCCCCAACTTGCTCTTCTATCGCGAACTCAGATTTCCACTGGTGAAATTTCATGTTGTTGACGATATTCGAATCTAAGAAGGAGTACTGCGTGAAAGGATCGAGCGTAGAACCTGTTGACATTGTGCCTGTCGTGATCCATCGACGCACCGCTAGCTTCTTCAACTTGTTCAGCATCGCCTTGGTGACGGCCGCACCAGGTGTCTTGATATACTGAGACTCGTCGACCACGATTGCGCACTTGCGTGATCGCAGGAACCTCTCGCAGAATTTTAGCCCCTTGGCACGGTGCACAGATTCGAAGTTTATTGTGGCAACGGCGAACTTGTCGCTGTCCACAATCGACGTCCGATTGCGCGCGTTTTGCCCCGTCCACATCCCAGCATCTACCTTGCTCGTGTTCCAGAATGCCGCGTCAGCTTTTCCTGTGGGGAAGTGCGCGGGTACTTCTTTTTCAACCCACTTGCGGTGGACGCCATTCAACGTGACGACCAGGAGTGCATCCAACTCACCTTTCGCGTATGCCCACTGGCAAACGTCCAAGATCGTTTTGGATTTGCCAAGACCCATCTCCCACTCGAGGGCGAAGTAAGGCATATCCTTCATGATTGACCACCATTCGCGCTGGTGGTCATAAGGTTCAGTAACCCATTCGAACTCAACTTCCTGCTTTGGCTTTTCTTTGTAGAGTGTCGCCCACGCGAAACGGCAACCAGGATGGAATACTTCGCGCCCGTGTTCTGCCACAATAAGGTCGAGTGCAAAACGAGTCGGAACGAACTTGATCCGAGTCCCTTGGTATTCCAGCTCCGTGTTTAAACGGTCACCGAAGGCACGCGACTGATCGTAGTCGAACCCTTCAATGATACCATGCGCGTTTTCAACGTAAACTTGAACCATTACTTTGCCCCAATGATCGGCACGCCGTAGCCACCGTCCACGATTTTTGTCGTCATGTCGTTGAATACAGATGGGGCATACGACTGCGCCATGTGCAGGAGCTCGACAGCGAGGCGCCGAATCTCAAGGTCTGCACCCGAGCCACCACGAAGCCAAAGGAAATGCCGCAGGAGACGCATGTTGGTCGTCCAGAGGAAGCGCGTTTCACATGCGTTGGGCAGCAGCGCTCGCGCCGCCTCGTTCGCGCGCTTTTTGATCATCGTTTTTGATTTTACTGAAGGTCCCATTGCAACGACTTCGTCCACAATGGTTCGCTGCAATGCGACGTAGGACGAGAGAGCGCCACTGCAATTCCGAGCGAAGTCTTGGATGTCTCTTGCTTCGGACATCGACCCGCCTGAGATGTATGCAAGGATTGGTGGGACGACGAACTGGATATCTTTCGCGTCAACGTATCGCTGAGACTCTTGCGACAATGCAATACCAACGCGATGCCGTGCAAGCTCGAGCGACAACGACCGCGACACGCCTTGGATCGCCCAGTTTATTGTCGCGTGCTCAAGAACTGAACCGTGTTCCATATCAATGATGTTTGCGATGTAGTCAGCTCGGTCACGGCCTTGTTCCCAGGCGCGGTAGCAATGACGCCCGCCAAATTCGATCATTCGCTCAATGGCGTCGTCTTCTGACACGTCGTCCCACAGGCGCGCAAGCGGTGTGGAACTGTCCGCCAGCATGCTCTCGGTGTTGTGTCCGTTGAACGTGATCCACGCATCGAATTGTTCTTCGTTGAATTGCGTTTGCCCAATCGCGAATACTGTCGGGGCCCAGATAAGTTTGGTGGTCATTCGTTTGCTCCGTTGAGATGCGTTGTTGATGCCTAGTTATAGGCGATACGCGCACGCTCGCGCAAGAAAACAATAAGGCAATTGAGTAGATCATATAGGTTAAAAGTGTTTCTGCATGCTACGCAGGGAAAATCGTCATATAAAACAGGCATCCCTGCACAGCATGCAGCATGCACAGGGGTCACTCGCAGGGACGGTTCGCGCGCACATACGCGTAACGCAGGGAAAACATGCTTCTTTTAGATCCTTCTTTTGTGCTAGCATGGTATAAGTCGCTTATGCTATCACTGCGTCAACAGAAGGACCCAAGCATGACACCAGACGAATTTAAACGTCGGCAGTTGGCGTTGGGCTGGACCAATGCCAAGATGGCGAGCCACCTACGCAAAACGCCTCAGAGCATTTCGAACTATCGAAACGAACGCCAGAAAATCCCTGAGCATGTAGATGTTCTTCTGGACGCGGCGATAAACAAATTGCGGGAGGCGCCAGTTACTAAGAGCCTGCTAGCCGTGAATCTCGATCTTGGTAAAAAGCGATGACCGCTGCTTTGGTCAAACCGCAGTTAACTAAAGCTTCTCGATCTTGACGCCACAGCGTCTCAACTTGCAACTGTGTCAACGCACCAGTAGGTAGCTCAACAGGTTCAACACAGGCCACAATAAGCTCTTCAGGCGCCGGTTTTAGCACTGGAGCACCATCAGTGTTGGTTATTGATCCTACGCACGCCGTCAGGACTAATAGAGATCCGGCCAGCGTCGGGATCCTCAGCAGCCTCGCGGTTGAGTCTTTCAATTGTAGCATCTCGGACCTCCTTGTCCTCGTTTAAACGCGCAATTGCTTCTTGCGCACGAACTAGTGCTAGGTCATTCACGACGGTCTGTCGTGAAACCTCTGCTTTAACCCTGCCGACCCACTGAACGTCAGACGCAGAGAAACCTCGGTTGTAGGCGCGGTCGTTGATAAACCAACCAGTCGCGCCCAAAATCCCTACTACCGCAAGCGCTGCCCATATCTGCCAAGGCAGCTTCGAAGCAAACGACTGAAGTGCTCGTCCAACTGCAAAACGAGCTAGGAACGTGACTATCATGCCAAGTCTCCGCTCAACGTGAAAACGCCTGTGCTGATACATTTCAGCTTGAACACTGCGTACTGACCGTTACTTGCTACCAGACCGCCGCGCGAGTTGATCGTGACGCCAGCCCCTGCCGTAATCGTCACCACGCCCGCAGCAGTCGTTTGCTCACCGAAGATCTCATCTCCTGCGGAGTGGACGCCCGTGTCGATGGTGAACGCTACAGCCGCCACGTTAGTGAAACGAATGTGCTTGTTGCGATCTGTGGCAACCGCTGTGTAGGCCGTTGCTGCTTGTGTCGCTAGGGGTGAACCAATCGCGGCAATGTCGCCAGTAAGAAGCCTACGCGAGTTCGCTCCTTGGATGATGTGAACCTTCTCGGTCCCATCAAGCGGGACGCTGCCCGCAGTGATGCTGCTGATGTCTTTATCTGCCATTAAGCTTCGTCTCCTTCAAGTTTCAATTGATCACCCCCGCTTTGCATGTCGCCTTCGAGCAGGATTTTATCACCCCCGCTTTGCATGTCGCCTGTAGTCAGCAATTGATTAGCACGGATATTACAGGTAAAGGACAAACTTGCATACCCGGAAGATAGGTAGACAACCGAGTCCGTTGGAAAGTCGGGATTGACTCGCTGAGAATAAACTCGAACTTCACAATCGAGTTCTTCAACAGGCAAAGCCAATCCTGAGAACGGAATAGTGTGCGTGAGTGAAGCAGTATTCAGAACGCCGAGTGACAAATCTTTGACGCCCCCAATCCACACCTCTACGTCGTAAAGCTCCGCCTCGGCAGGAGTCTCACTGGCGTCTGTCTCACTGGGATAAGATATCCCGGTTATGCGGTCAGTAGGTTTCCACACAATGTCAAGATCGCCATCAGTCGCAATGACTTCTCGAACCGTTCTAACTGCGTCGAGTGTTAGGCCGCGAGGCCTCGCTGGTATGCGCAGTTCGTCGGATGGTGCGAACGTCTGTTCTAAAACACCGGTAGGGTCTTTCTGATTGCTGCCGACAGCATCGAGCAGTTTATAGTAGTAGTCGGTGCGGCCTGTGTTGTCGCCAATGAGCTCCGCGCCAACGTAACCAAAACCGAACATCTCAGACGTGACCTGGTAGACGCGCGTTCCGATAATGTGATCCTTAACTGGCGAACCGAACAAGCCGCGATACACATTAGTTAGCACCGCTGTGGTCGCGTTGTTCGTCACGTTGAGGAAGCCCATCCATTCACCGTCGACGTAAAGCAATCCTTGATCACCTTCGAGAACCTCAGTCACACTTCCTGGTATGAAGGTTCCGTTGCGCGCCGCTAGTGTAAATCCAGTAGCGTCGATACCCGTCAACTGACCTTGATCGCGGGCGTAGGCTGCGGTGAGCGTTCCAGTTGACGGATAGCTGACAAGATCTGGTTCAGAGAAATCTGAGTCACCTGACACAAGACTACCAACCATTGAGAAGCTATCCGAGCCAGTTGACGGCTTGGTTGGAATTACCATTGGCTGAGAGAACGTTTCAAGTACAGGGAATGGTAGCTTACGTGCGAAGAAGTTTGGGACGTTGATCAGTGACCACTCAGATATTGCCACCGGCTTGGTTACAGGTGCAACCCACGCAGATCCTGCGGGATCTGCAAACACTACGGTTCCTACAGCAAATGAATCTTGAATTGCGTCAACCACGATCTTGTTGTTGAGCAGTTCACCCAGGTCATGCTTTTGAACGCGAAGGACTAGCTCGCTCAGGCCATATTCCGGCCACGCGATTTTGAACACGTCACCTGGGCGTAAGGTGTAGGCGTTGCGGTTCATCTCGAGTTTCATCTGGAACAATGGAACAGATTGCTGCGCCCGTTCACGAGATGCGATGGTGTTCGCAGTCGTGCGGTCGTAGCAGAAGGGGAACGACATTAGCACCGTTTTCATACGGCCAACCATCCCCGCGGTAGCCATATCCTGAGAGATCGCGACTGACGAGGATTCTTTGTCTCGCTGTGGGAACGAAACCTTTACTTGTGATACGACGTCTTCCCAAGCTGTTTTTGTGAAGTTCCGAATTTGTAGAATATCGTCCTCATCGAAGGAGTCAATAAGTGCGGGATCATAGTCTGAACGTATCAATTTGATCTTGAGCTTACCAGTTGCGGGATCTTGGAACATGATCGCATCTATCTGTCGAAGGATCTCCTTGATAATGTCCTTCCCTTGCTTAGACGTGGTAACCATAACCGACACACCGTTGCCTTCGGCGTGGAGAGTGGTAGCCGCATCAAGCCAGTTCGTGAGATCAATCTCACTTGTTGAAATACCAAGTCCCACCCACTCGTCGATGCAGATCTGGTAGAGTGCCTCCATCGGGTTGATGTCTTCAGTACCGACCAAACCCGAACCAGGCGCGCCAAGGTCGTTGGTATATTTCTGCAGGACGAAAGCCATTTTCCGAAGCTGGTTCGACTCACCGATATAGCTGTTCTCGAAGACGAGATGTGATAGTCCACCGTAACCAGGAACACCGCCCACACCAACCACGCCTTCGACGTAGGAGTCGACCACGCCTGGGAACACGCCAGGATAGAACGTGAAGTCGCCTGACCACCCACCGCCGCCTTTATATCCGCCAAATAGTTCGAGGTCTTCGATGTTGCCAGTCGTAGGTACCATGGACGACGTTGTGCCAGTCCAGACCTGTTCCTCGTCTATCCAAATCTCACGAAGTGCAACGTCGGGACCAAGGCATAGACCGAGGTCTAGACCCAAGTAGTATTTGTGACCCACTGTGACGTTCTTAGACGAAAACAAACCAGTCTTGATTTTCTGCGTAATCTTCTCGGTGCTGAAGTCACCATACCAAATGGTATTCGGTGCGTTCAATCGCACCTTGCCTTGAACTAGCGGTATAGGCGCGTCCTCAGACGCGCGTGGGAATTGCACGTCGTCGAGCGAGC